TCCCTCATCCTATCACCGCCCTACAGATTCTCCTTGTCAGTCGGGTTGTTCACAATACCAAAGGCAATCAGCACCGTGCCGATGGCGTCCAGCACGGTCTTAAACGTGGTCTCCTGCAGGCCCCACGCCTCGGTCAGGCCAAACGCGCTCAGAATCACCCAGATCGCGCCCGCCACAGACACCCACAGCGCCCAGCTCTTAAATCTGTTCTGTTCCATGTTTCGTCTCTCCTCTCTATAGTCCCATCTTCGCCAGCAGCACGCCTACCATGGCCGTCAGCACCAGCTTGAACACGATATCCACTGCATTCTCCCACTTCTTTGCGGGCTTCTGCTTGATCTCGTCCAGCTCTCCGGTCAGGCTGCTCACTTTTTTCTCAATCCGCGCCTGTCCGTCCGCCAGCGTGCCGATGGTCGCCGTCTGCGTCCTCAATACCTCAATCAGCGTGTCCTGCTTGTCCGCGCGCCCGAAAAGCGTCTTGATCTGCTCCTGCTGGGTCGCCTGCATCTTCTCAATCCGGATCACCTCTTCTGTCATCTGCTCGTTCGTCAATGGTATCAGCCTCCTTCAGGCCGGAATGCGCCTTCAGCCACGAACCGCACTTCATTTTTATACCGGATCGCCTTCCAGCCGTCCAGTCCGACTTCCTGCACCATGTCGCCCGGATGCAGCGTACCCACCTTGCTGTACGCCGTGCCCGGGCCTGTGCGCACGTTCCAGTTGTCGTCATCTAGGACAACCAGATTCCCGCCCGGCGCAGCCTCGATCACCGGTGCGTCATCGTCCAGCGCCTCGATGGCCTCCAGCAGCGCCCTGTGCGTCTCCGGGCCGTACTCAGCGTCGCCCGGCAGATAATGATCCAACTGGAAATTCTCCACCGCGTCCATGCTGTCCGGGCCGTAGTCGCCGTCTTCGCCGTACTTGCCCACGTCGTAACCCAGCTTGACCAAGTAGCTCTGAAGGGTCTTCACGTCCGGGCCTGCGTCGCCCTCTTTGATGATCCGCTCGCCCAGATCATACACCCGCGCGCCCACGTTGCCCTCATACTTGTCAGCATTTTCGAGCACCATGACCGTGTGCCCCTTGGTCGCCGTGACCAGAATGTCGCCCACGCCCAGATAATGATAGCTCTCTGTGTACTTGCTGCCCGTAAGCTCATAAAAAAGCCCGGTCGCCAGCAGCACCTTGACCATATTGCCCGTGTAAAACCGCGCGCTGGTCTGCTCCGCCACAATGTCCCTGCCGAAGGCGTACGCCTCGCACACGCGGATCAGCGCGCTGCAGTCGGTCTCGCAGGGCGTTTTCACCTGCCCGATATCCCAGCCATACGGTTCCGCCGCCTTCAGAAGCGTGTCGCGCTCATGCTGGTCATAGCCCACATATTCGCTGTCACAGGCAATCTGCATCTGCCGGGCCGCGCGCCTCGCCGCCTCCACGTCCCTGTGCCTCAGCACCCGCCAGCCCTTGCTGCTTAAGTACCAGCTCTGCGTTGAGACCTCCTTCGCCGTCTGACTGCCTGCCTGACCGCCGTGCGCCTTGCCGTTTTCATCTATTCGTGCGCTGCCCACCTTGGGTCTTGCCATGATCGTTCACCTCCTGCGCCCATTGTACAGGAAAAGGGCGGGCGCCCGTCACACCCACCCGCATAAAAAAAGAAGACCGTCCCGCTTTCGCAAAACGGCCTTCTCCGGAATCCGGCGGGCGTACCCTCTCCCGCATCTCTCAGGCTTTCGCCCTGTCTTACCATCGGCGTGTGGTCGGTACGAAATCTACCACCTCGGATTCCTCTTGGCTCATGGATTATACCGTATGGCGGGAGAAATGTCAATCCTCCTCCAGCCACTCCTCCAGTTTCTCGTCCCGGTAATAGTTGGTCGTTCCATCCTTCCAGTACAGATCCAGCTCCTGAAGCGTCCGGCCCAGCCTGTCCGCCTCGGTTCTGCGCCCGCTGTTCACCAGCTCCACATACCGTTCCTTGAACTCGCTGTTCAGGCTGCTGACAATGCCGCTGACGTCCATGCCGTATTCCTTCAGCTCGTCGATTGCTTCAAGCGCCTTCTGCACTCTGCCGTCCGATACGTGCTGCTTCATGTCAGCCTTGTAGCTGTCCTTCATCCATCCGTCCAGATATTCCTGATCGATGCCAACCATCGCCAGCTTCCCTGCCAGCGCCCGTGCCTTGCCGTTCTGGCCAGCTTTGACCAGATCAACGTACTCTTCCCGGAATTCACCGGAAACACTGCTTCTGATGCTCTTTTCCGGATCGCTCGCATTGCTCACGCTCTCCAGATAGTCTGCTACAGCCGCCACGTCGTCTGCATCGCCGTTGCGCACCGCGCTGAACAGGTCGGTCGTGCTGTACAGCTTGGCCTCCAGCTCAGCTTCCATGTCCTTTTCTTCGTCTTCGGTGTCTGTCAGCGTCTCGCAGTAGTTGATCGCTGCGTTCACCTGCGCCTCGGTAAAGCCGTCTGCCATGATCGCCTTGCGCAGCGCCACCAGCTCTTTCGACTGGTTGCCGGCCTGCTTCATCTTGTAGGCCTGCATGACACGCTCGTCCTGTCTGGCCAGCTCCTTGTAAATGCCAGTGTCAATCTCCTTCGGACTCTTCGGCTGGTTCCCGTACATGCCCTTGGCCAGCTGCGTGCGGATGTCCAGCGCCTTTTTGCCATCGCCGCTTGCCATCGCCTTGTACAGTTCAGCAAACGCTTTCTCCTGTGTAGCCATCACGCTCTTGCTCTGCGCCCACTTCGGGTCGAAGATCCGGCCCAGCGTTTCCACGTTTGCCATGATACCCGCGAAGGGCAGACCGAACGCTTCCGACGCCGCCTTGACCGCCGGGCTCACCGCGCCGTATACCGTCAGCTTCTTGGTGTTGCCGCCCAGGAAGTAGTTCATGAGCTTGTCATAGGCCGTCTTGATATCGGTGAAGGTATCAAAGCCCATGATTGTCGCTTCTTCGCCTTTCAGCGCGCCGATGGCCGTGCTCACACCCGGAATGTTGTCCAGCAGGTTCGCGTTGCTCATGAAGCCTCTCAGCCATTGTTCCGCCCAGTCCTTGCCGAACTCGCCCTTGAGCAGGTAATCCAGCGTCTTCTCCTCATCGTCCCTGTACCGGAATGCATCATACAGTGCCGTTGCAGCCGCCGTCGCCGCCGCGCTCGCAATATAAGCCAGCGTCGTGCGTGCCAGCCTCTTGTGCGCTGCTCTGTCCTTTGGATGCCTGCCGACCTCCATAACAGCCCTCATCAGCATGTTGTAGCTCTTTGTAGGTTCGCTCATAAAGCTGGTCAGACTCTTCACAAGGCCGTCCTTGCCGCGCATCAGGGCGCTTCGGTGCATCACCGTGTCCACTACCTGCGTGCGGTCCATCACGTATTCAAAGCGCTCCGCAACCGCCCGGAAGTATTCGTCGCTGCCCACCTCAAGGTCTTTGCGCTTCCGCTTGATCTCGCTCTTCACCGCCAGCCACATATGCGCCCAGGTCAGGTCGTCCATCTTGCCCGGGTCCACCAGTCCGCCCTGCGTGGCGATCTTCTCCATCACCGTATCCTTGACGCTGGTGTCGCCCCACAGAATCGCGTCCGTGCCCTTGCCGATGCCGATGTCGTAGTTGCCGTTCGACTTCCACCACGCAAGGTTCGACCACTTCTGCATTTCCTCAATGGTTCCGTTGCTCCTCAGCCACTCGCCGATACTCTTGCCCTTGGGCAGTCCCTTGGTGGGTCTGAGCCCCTTGATCAGATGCCACGGGTTGATCTCCGCCGCCGCGCGCACAATGCTGGTCAGCTGCTGAATCGCCACGCGGATCTTGCCCCTGACCGCGGCCTTCTTGTAGTTGCCCAGCAGCTTATTCAGCTGCATGTTGTCGCCGCCGTGCCGCGCCCCGTTGATATCCTGCACAAGATTGGTCAGATACTGAATGCCGCCCTTGCCCAGCAGGCTCTCCATGCTTTCCTTCACGCTGCCCTCAACCAGTCTGGTCTCGCTGTTGCGCACCTTGTAGTTGAGCCATGCCATCGTGTCGGTCATCGCCTCGGCATAGCCCGCGTAGCTGGCCATCTCGCCGATGTGATTGCCGAATACATCGAATGCGTCCATCACGATAACCGCATTGGTCGCCTTCTGGTTGACCGGTTTGGTAAATCCAGCGTTGATAATGGCGTTGAAAGCGCGTTCGCCCTCGGGTTCCTGCGTTTTCAGCACGTTCGGGTCGCTGGTGATCGGCCAGTAGTTTTTCTCCGTGAAAGCATCGTACAGATACAGCCTCTGGGTCACGTCGTTGCCCCACTTGGCCACTGCCGTACTCAGATACTCGCCCATCCGGTCTGCCAGCTGGCGCTGCTTGTCGCTCAGAAGCCCGGCAGCATAGGTCAGGTCAGCCTCGCTCAGCAGAATGGTCTTCACCTGTCCTCCGGTCAGGTCGGTGGTCGGAATGCGCATGCCGTTCGCCAGCAAATGCTGTCTGCCCTGCGGTCTCTTCGCCGTCAGATACAGGCTCATCAGCATGGTGTCCGTCATCCGTACATTCTTGCCGCCCAGCGTCACCACCTGCACATGCTTTCTCCACTTGCCGATGTCGTATCCCCTGATCCCGACCTCCTTCAGCATCTTCTCCGTCGCCTCGCTGGCCTCGCGGATTTTGCCGAATTTGATCTTCTCGCCGTCCATCAGGCTCTGAATCACCTCTGCGCCTGCCTCGCCCAGCCGCTCGCCGTAGCTCACCGGCTCCATGTTGTCCAGCAGGAAGAAATCCCGTGCGCCGCCAACTGTGCTGTTTGTGATCTTCTGCGGCCCGCGGCTGTCCATCTCGGCAATGGACGCGTCGCCCAGCTGAATGATGCTTTCATAGCGTTTAATGCGCCACAGCTTGCCGATGCTTTCCACCGTGTGCTTCACATTCTTCAGAAGCGCATCGAGGCTCTTAAGCTGTTTGCTGTCCATGTCCCGCAGATAAAACGTTTCGCCGCTGCCCAGCACTTCCAGCGCCTCGGCCATCTCGGCCATGTTCCGCTCGCTGATCGTCATCATCAGGCCGTCCAGCCCTTCCGGGCTTTCACCCTTGCTCTGGCTGTCCCAGACCTGCGCGTAGAAATTCTTGATGCCTTCCAGCTTCTCCCGGAATTGTGCCGCCCGCTGGGTCTCGGCGCCCTGTTCTGCCGCTCTCTGGCC